ATGAAGATGATGACGATGATGACGATGAAGACGAAAAAGGCAAGAAAAAGAAAAAGAAAAAAATGCCTTTCGACAAGAAAAATGGTGACGATGATGACGATGAAAAGAAAGACGAAGGAAAGGGCAAAGTCGATGCTGATGGAAATCCCATCAACGAAGATGATAGTCCATTCAAACAACATCTAGAAGTATACAAAAAGATTTTACAAGAAAATAGAATTGATACATAAAATCATTTTAACTTAGAGGATGTTGAAAATAATATAGGAGGAAAACAAAACAAATGAGAATCGCTGAATTAGTAAAGAAATGGAAGGATGTTCTCGATGAAGGTACTGAAATCAAAAGAAACAGTGTTGTTTCTTCAACAGCAGTTATGTTAGAAAATCAACATAATTACTTAAATGAAACAACTGGATGGGGTTCAGACAGTCTTGGAACCGGTGACGGTAGAGGATTGGCTAACTGGTCAACATCAGGTATGTTTAATAAAATTGCTGTACCTATGGTTCGTAGAACTTTCCCAGAACTTCTTGCTCATGATTTAGTTGGTGTACAACCATTGACAGGGCCAGTTGGACTTGCCTTTGCGTTGAGATTTAAGACAGGTGGGCCGGATACTTATGGTGGAAATAGTAATGTTGAACTTGGATACAATACTATCGACTCAACTTACTCTGGTTCATATATCACATCTGCCGGTGAAGCCCTTGGCTCCGCAGCAGGAAGTGGTGTTGGAAATGACATTGGTTTAGGTATCGGTGCTGGAACACACATGAATGAAGTCAACATGACTGTTGAAAAAGTTCAAGTAGAAGCCAAAACTAGAAAACTTAGAAGCCGTTGGTCATTGGAAGTAGCTCAAGATTTAAGAGCTATGCACGGACTTAACCTTGAAGAAGAAATGATGGATATTCTTTCATACGAAATCACACAAGAAATTGATAGAGAACTTATTGCGAAGATTGATGCAGTTGCAGTTGCAGGTGGAGCATCTTATGATACTACTTGGAATTATACAGCAGCTTCAGGAACAGGAGTTCCCGGTGGACGTTGGGAAATGGAACGTTATCGTGAACTTTATCACTACTTAGTTAGAAGAAGTAATCAAATTGCTATTCAAACTCGTAGAGGGTCAGCCAATTGGGTTATTGGTGACGTGAACGCAGTAGCTATCATGGAAACTCTGGCAGCTTTTACTATTGCACCTGTACCGGGTAATGTAGTAACAGCAGGAATCGGAATTTCTAGACTTGGTTCATTGGACGGTCGTATTTCTGTTTACAGAGACACTTTCCAATCAAGTAGCCAATTTATCCTTGGTTATAAAGGCCCAAGTGAGTATGATACCGGTGTTATTTATTTGCCTTATATTCAATTGCTTGCAAGTAGAGCAGTATTTGAAAATTCATTCCAACCAACAATGGGATTAATGAGTAGATATGCAATACATGAACATATGTTTGGGGCAGCTAAATACTATCAAAAAGTGTCGTTAGTAAATATTCCTACATAATTGAAATAATTATAAGGAATTAAAAAATAAAAGGGAAATCATTAATTTGGTTTCCCTTTTTTGTTTTGAAACATAAATAGATATGTGTACAATTAAAATAAAATATGTTATTATGGAGATAAAATATGACATTATTAGATAGAGAAAATTTAGAAAATGAATTTAATGTAGCAAGTGAACCAGTTGAACCCGAAATATTAGATGAATTTGAAAATGAATGGGATGATGAAAATAATCCACGCACTATAATAAAGGATAATATAGAACGGGCAAATACAATATTAGATAGAGTTGAACTTGAAATAAATTCTGGAAACTTTTCAGCACGACTTGTTGAGGTAGCCGGGAATATCATCAATTCAATTACAGTAGCAAGTAAAGAATTAATATCAGACGAAAATTATAAACAATATTTGTCTTTACGTAAAAAATTGGTAAAATATAAAAAACTTGAAGTTGATTATAAAATTTCAGGCAGAAGCAATAAAGTTACAAACCAAAATCTTATATTAACCAACCGTGAAGACTTACTAAAATTAATGGGAAAAACTGAAGAATTACCCGCACCAGAAGAAAAAAATAAAAAATAAAATTTTTTATGTGTACAAAAAGTTTTCGTTTTGGTATAATGCTTTTTAAATTGGAAAGTATAAGGAAATTTTATGTCAATAACCATTAAAAGAAAGGAGAATGCCGTGGATAATATTAAAGACTTCAGAAAAATTATTCTATCTCAAAGAGGTAAGAAACCAGTTGTAGACAAAACAATACTAACAACTCTCGATTATATGAAAATTATAGTCAAATCACCTAAAATCGCAAGTTTTGCTCCCGGTCGTATTTATGATATGATTATGAAATATGGGACAGATGATGTACCGGATGATGTAAAAACAAGAGGTTATGAAGACCTTGTTTTTTACAACTTTTTCAATGAGCAAATTTATGGTACATTAGAACCTATTCATGATTTAATGCGTTTCATGAAAGCAGCAGCAAGACGAACAGAAACCGGCAAGAGAATTCTTTTAATGGTCGGCCCTGTTTCTTCAGGAAAATCTACAATTGCCGGGCTTTTTAAAAAAGGATTAGAAAGAGATGATACACCCATCTATGTTATTGATGGTTGTCCTATCCATGAAGAACCTTTACACCTTATTCCTGATGAAGACCGTGAAGATTGGCAAGAAAGACTCGGAGTAAAAATTGAAGGTACTATTTGCCCGGTGTGTCAACAAAGACTTGATACTGAATTTCTTGATGCAGATGGGGTTGTCAGATGGGAAGATGTGCCTGTTAAACAAATTCAAATATCAGAACAAAGAAGACTTGGTATTGGTACATTTCAGCCTTCCGACCCAAAATCACAGGATATTACTGAATTAATAGGTCGTGTCAATATGAGTAAAATAGCTCGTTATGGTGAAACAGACCCACGGGCATATCAGTTTGATGGTGAACTTCAAGTTGCTAATCGTGGTCTTATCGAATATATTGAAATTTTGAAAGCAGATGTGAAATTTCATTATGTATTGATTACAGCAGCACAAGAACAAACTATCAAAGCACCCGGATTTCCTCAAACATACATAGATTCATTAATTTTATCACATACAAACCAAACAGAATTTGATATTTTTGCAGGTGATAAGAAAAATGAAGCATTACATGACCGTATGTATCCTGTTTATGTGCCTTGGAATTTACGTGTTGATGATGAAATTAGAATCTATGAAAAAATGATAAGAGAATCAGATTTTAATAAAGTTCACATTGCACCTTATACATTAAAAATGGCCGCCTCTTTTGCCGTACTTACCAGACTTGTGCCTGATAACAAATGTTCATCAATTGTCCATAAAATGAAACTTTACAACCGTGAAGTTATTGATGAATTCAAAAAAACCGACATTGATGTAAAACAAATGTATGAACGTGGTCGTGAAAATGGCGAAGGCATGTCAGGAATTAGCCCACGGTTTATTATCAATGCATTGAATGTTGCATTAGGTATGAAAGAAGACAAGTCTTGTATAAATCCAATTGATATAATTCGTGCTTTAAGAAACAATTTCGGACATCAAATTGGAATGAAAGACGAAGATATTGAAAGATATCTTGGAATATTAGTTGCCGATAAAATGTCTATTCTTTCTGAATATACAGAAATTGCCAAAAAAGAAGTCAACATGTCTTTCTTATATGCATATGAAGAACAAGCTGAAGAACTTTTCAATCGTTATATGATTAATGTTACTGCATTTGTTAATAAGGAAGATGTGGATGATATGGTTACAGGTGAAAAATCTTCACCTGATGAAACTTTAATGAGAGCGTTAGAAGAAATCATTAGAGTACCGGAAAATTCAAAAGAACAATTTCGTAATGGTATTTTCGTCCAAAAAGCTCGATGTTTAGAACAAAAAGAACCATTTACTTTCAAGTCTTATGACCCATTGAAAGAAGCAATTGAGAAAAAACTTATGAGTGACCTTAAAAATGTTGTTCAGCTTTCGATTGCGATTACGACTTCTACAAGCAAAAAAGTCAAAAGACGTAGAAGTGCTGCACTAAAGAGTTTAAAAGAACGTGGATATTGTGACCATTGCGGTCAAGTATTATTATCTTTCGTTGGTGAAACTATGAGAAAAGCCAATTAGGAAGATGAATAAAATGGGCGTAAAAGTGAAAGTTACAATAGAATCAACTGGCTCTAGAGATAATGACACAACGATTTCCGCTTGGTTCGAGTCAATCGAGTGCCAAGAATTTAACGAATGGATAAGTAAAGTCAAGTCTTTAGAGCCTTACTCAAAATCAGAAAAAAAAATCAAAGGATTTCTAACAAAATAAATAAGGGGGTTATGATGACGATTATCTACCACGATGATTGGGAAGTTTCCGAAAAAGGCAAAAAAGACGCTGAACGTCATAGACATAAAATAGATGACGCTATCAGAAAAAATGTCAGGGATGTAATTTCAGAAGAATCTATTATCACTAAAAAATCTGGTAAAAAAGTTCGTATACCAGTTAAAGGTTTAAAAGATTATAAATTTATTCATGGAAGAAATAAATCGGGTGCGGGAATAGGTCAAGGGCCAGCGAAACCCGGTGATATAATCGGTAGAAAACCAGACCAAGGCCAAGGACAGGGAAATAAACCCGGAGATGTTATTGGTGAAGATTATATGGAAACCGAAGTTGATATTGATTATTTAATTAAAATTATGTTTGAAGATTTAGGTTTACCGTGGATAGAAGAAAAAACCAAAAAGCAAGTTCTCGTTCCCAAAGGTTATAAATTTGATACTATTTCTAAAAAAGGTATCATTCCACGGATTCATAAAAAACGAACTATGATTGAAGCATTGAAACGAAATGTAATGTTCACTGCCGAAATTATGAATGAAACAGATTGTACAGAAGAAGTTGCAGGGGGAGCTTTAGTACAATCAGGTGGAGATATTAATGAAGCGATTGAACTTGTAAAAAATGATTTAGTAACAGAACCATCTTCAGGAGCAACATTAATTGAAGATGATGATTTACGTTTTAAACAAATTGAACATGATGTTGAATATCACTCAAAAGCTGTAGTAATAGCAATGATGGATGTTTCAGCATCAATGCATCAAAAGAAAAAGTATTTAGCACGGTCAATGTTATTCTGGTTAGTACAATTTCTTAATAAAATGTATGACCATGTTGACATTCGTTTTATTACACATACCACAGAAGCAAAACTGGTAGATGAAGATACCTTTTTCTATAAAGGTGAATCAGGTGGAACTCGTTGTGCATCAGCCTTTGAACTTGCTAATCATCTTATTGATACTGAATATCCAACAAATGAATATAATGTATATTGCATCTATCTATCAGACGGTGAAGATTTTGAACCTGTAGATACAGTTCATAAAATTAAAGATATGATAGATAAAGAAATCAGTATGCTTGGATATGTTGAAATTCTTGTGGCATATGATGAAGAAACTGTATGGTATGGTTCAAATGAATGGAGAACTTTATTAGCTGAAATTAAAAAACATTACAAATTCGAAAAAATAGAAAAAGATGGAGCAGAATTTTATAAAAACAGTGAAAAAAGATTTCTATTATCAGTTATAAAAAACAAAAAACATGTATATCCAGCACTACAACATTTACTATTTGAAAAAAAGAAAAAAGTATAAGGGGGCAATATGCAAAATTCTGATTTAAAAAATTTAATAAAAGTCGAAGATAGAATCATGCAACTGGCAGAAGAATTTGGCTTGAAAACTTGTCCTATCGAATGGGATGTAGTGCCAGACCAAAAAATGCTTGAAATAATGGCTTACAATCTTCCTGTAAATATTTCAAATTGGAAATTCGGTAGAAATTATGAAAAATTACGAACTATTTATGAAAATGTGAATCCCGGATTGCCTTATGAAGTAGTTATTAATTCCGACCCATGTAGAGCATATTTGATGAAGTCTAATACTTTTCCTGTTCAATGTTTAGTTATGGCACACGTAATAGGTCATAATGCTTTCTTTACTATGAACAAAAACTTCACTCCTACACGAAAAGATATTTTAGAATTGATGATGCGAGCCAGTGAACGATTGACTGAATATGAACGTAAATTCGGGATAGATGAAGTTGAAATGATTGTCGATGCAGGTCATGCACTTCAATTTCATTCTTCACCATTTGATAATGAAACTGAAGCTGAAACTCGTTTGAGAATTTTTGAAGCAAAAAAACGAGAAGCACATAATCCTACTCCAAATTCTGAATTTAATGATATTTTACATAAAAAGAAAGATTTCAAAATAGACATTGAACTCTTTAATCAAAATCTTTGGAGAACAATAAGAACAAAAACACCACCTGAACATACTACTGATATATTAAGATATATTATAGATAATTCATCTGTACTTGAAGATTGGCATAAAGACATTTTAGAAATATTGAGACTTGAAGGTCGATATTTTCATCCACAAATTATAACAAAATACATGAATGAAGGTTTTGCAACATATTGGCACCAAATTATTATGGATAAATTGTTTGATGAAAAAATACTCAATACGAGTGAACATGCACAATATAATTTTTCTAATGCATTAGTAAAAGCAAAAAATCCATTTTCAATGAATCCATATCATATAGGTTGTGCAATATGGGAAGATATTGTTGATAGATGGGATAAGGGAAAACATGGTAATGAATATAATTACTGTACTGATAAAACAGTTAAAAAAGAATGGGATAAAAAAGCCGGTCTTGGCAGAAAAAAGATGTTTAAAATAATGGAAACACATTCTGATTGGTTTTTCATGCAAGAATTTCTTATTCCACAATTAGTTGCTGATTTGGAACTTTTTGTATATGTTTTAAGACAAGTTCCCGGCGAATCACAAATAGTGGTTACAAAACATATAGCAGAACAAATAAGAGATTTAATTGTGGTAAGTTTTTCTCATAGTCAAATACCAAAAATAGATATCATAAACGGTAACTATAAAAACAGAAAAGAAATGCTTTTGGAACATAAACATGTCGGAGCAGACCTTGACCGTAAATATGCAGAAGAAACAATGAAACATATTTATAAATTATGGCATAATCCTGTTTATCTAAAAACAAAAGAAAATGATGCAGATTTGATATTAAAATGTGTAAATGGTAAAGACAAACCTTTACCATTACAAAAAGCAAATCCGATTAGAAGTGCTCCCGGTAGTCCAATACCAACACCAATAAACCGTCCATAATTTCCACCATAATTTCCACGCTCCATTGAAAGGAATGAAGGTTTTTTCAACTTCATTCCTTTTTTTTTATTCTTTTGATATAAATATACATAGTAATAGTGTGAAATATATCAAAAGAGGAAAAAATGCCAATAAAATATGACCAATATGTAAAAAGACCACAAGAAGAATTAGAATACTCACCAGATGAAATAAAAGAGCTTTATGATTGCTCACAAGACGTAAATTATTTTATGAAATATGTTAAAATAGTTAATCCAGACCGGGGTGAAATTTTCTTTGAACCCTATGATTATCAGTTAGAACTCTTAACAAAATTCCAAAATCATAGATTTAATGTAGCATTATGTAGCAGACAATCAGGGAAAACCAGTATTGTTGCTGCTTATGTATTGTGGTATGCCTGTTTCAATACAGATAAGGTAGTGGGTATAGTATCAAATAAAGAAAATTCTGCAAAAATGATTCTTGCAAGGCTTAAAAGAATGTATGAAAGCTTACCTATGTGGCTCAAACCCGGAGTTACTGAATATCAAAAAACAGGAATACAATTTGATAATGGTACAAAAATTATAATTTCTGCTACTTCACCAGATGCTTTTCGGGGAGAATCTATTAATGTTTTAGTATGTGATGAATTTGCATTCGTTCCAAGTAATCAAGCAGATGCTTTTTGGATGGCTAATTATCCTACTATTTCAGCATCAATAACAGCTAAGATAATTATCATATCAACACCAAATGGACTTTTCAATATATTTCATAGAATATGGGCAGAATCAATTGCAGGTGAAAACACATTTGTAAATACTAAAGTTTCTTGGGAACAAGTACCCGGTAGAGATGATGAATGGGCAGTAGAACAAGTAAGGAACTTAGGTAAACGACAATTTGCACAAGAATTTGCCGTTGACTTTATAGGGTCTATCAATACAGTTATAGACGAAGAAGTATTGAAAGTGCTTCTTTCAAGCTATGAAGAAGCAAAAGAATATAGTTTGAATAATAGACTTTCAATTTGGGAAAAGCCAGAAAAAGGTGCAATATATTGTTTAGGATGTGACCCAAGTAAAGGAACAGGAGAGCATTGGTCAACTATTCAAATTCTAAAAATTAAAAGCGTAGTACCTATAAAATTACAACAAGTTGGAACTTTTAGAGATAATAAAACAGATGTATATGATTTTGCGGATATCATAAACAGACTTTCACGATTTTATAATGATGCATTTATATTATGTGAAAATAATGGAGAAGGCTCACCAGTAGTAAATCGTTTATGGTGGGAACATGAAAATGAAAATCTTATAAATTCTGGTTCTAAAAAGAAAAATATAGGTATTCGTTCTACAGGTGGATTAAAAAAAGGAACAAAACCAAAAGCAGTACTTCTTATGAAAAAAATTATTGAGGATGGTTCAATAAAATTGGTAGACCAAGAAACAATAAAAGAGCTTGGTTCATATATCGAAGAAAATGATAAATTTTTTGGTAAAGATTTGTCAGATGACTTAGTAAGTGCTTTATATTGGGGTTGTTATATTTTTGAAATGAAAGTATTAGATGAAAACTATAAATTTAAAGAAAAAAAAGGTGATGATGTTTGGGGAATTCTTGCTGATATTGAAGATATGGTGGAAGATTGGTCATGGTTAGATGAAACAGGTTCACTTATGGATTAAAAAAAATAAATAAGAATGAACACTATATCTTGGAGAAAAAATGACTAAAAATAATTTAATAGAAAAACTTAGAAGAAGATTGGGAGCACCTATGATTAAGGTAGAGCTTGACCCTTCTCAAATTTCAGATACGATTGATTATGCCAAACAAAAATGGATAAAATGGGCAGCAGGAAATGCCACACAAGAAGTTTGGTTTACAATACCTTTATCAGCAGGGCAAAATTTTTATGATGTTCCTTTAGGTATAACAGAAATAATGGGATATTATGATGAACAATGGACTGGTAGTCGAATAAACACTCTTTTTACTCTTGAAAATTATATGTTTAAGGAAGGATTGGGTGCATCATTGTTACGTCAAACAGGTGATAGTTATTCATTGATTTCATATCATATTGCACGAGATTTTTTGGAAACATTGAGAAGATATACACCCATGAAATATAATTATAAATATCATAGATATACCAATCAAATAGAAGTACATCCATCACCGGATTCAGGGAATTCACTTTCAGTAACAACAACAGCAGGTGAAACAACAACTATAGATTCACCGGGATATTTACTTATGAGAGCTATGATGTTACAGGGAAGTACATATGATGGTTATTCAGCAGGTGATTCAGATGCAGATTTTTATGGAGAAGATTGGATATTTGATTTTGCATTAGCTGAATGTAAAATTTTATTAGGTAGAATACGAAGTAAATTTGCTCAATTTGCAAGTCTTGGAAATACTGGCCTTACATTAGATGGTTCAGAATTGATGGCTGAAGGTGCAGAAGAAAAAAGAGATTTACTTGAAAGATTACAACTTGAAGAAGTTTTTACAGGCATGGAAATTTTAATAGGATAAAAAAAATAAGGAGATAAAAAATGGGATTTAATTCAATAGATAAAAACGATAAAATAAATGAAGCATATGAAAAAATGTTTGAAGGAAAAATACCACCGGGTTTGTTAAGCTGGGTCGAAGATTATAAAAAAGCCCGTAAAGGAAATGTAAAATTAGCAAAACAAATAAAAGCTAATATTGATAAAGAAATTAAAAAACTAAAACTTAATTCAAAAGAAGTTTATGGTGCCGACCCTGATGACCCTAAAAATAAATAAGGAAAAGAAAATATAATGAAATTCGGAAAATATTTAAACGAAATAAGTGTTCCACAAAAACATCAATTAAAAATTGCTAAAGATACACTCAAAATGTCAGATGCGGGTGCAAGCATTATGGGTGGAATGTCAAAGAAAGAAGCAAAAGAATTTTTAAAATCAATAGGATATTCAGAAAAACAAATAAAAAAGTTAGAGAAATAGGAGTATAATATGTCAGAAACATCATTTGATAAATATGCAAAAATGTATGAAAATATGAAAAACAAACCGGGTTTTAATGAACCATCTATTATTCAACAAGCACAACCAAGAATATCAGGAGATAATGTGGTTTCAGAAATTGATAGACCACTTCCTCCACGGGAACAACAACATCAAGATTTTGTAGAAGAAAATAGATTATATAACGAAGATTTAAAGAAAAAGATATTGGATAGAGCAGCAGCAAAAGGAATAGGAATTGATGACAGTGTTTTTCCAAGTCCGAAATCAAAGAAAAAACCAACAGGAAATTTAGAAAGAAGAATTGAATATCTTGAAGAAGCCTTACAGATTGTAATGAAACAACAAACGAAATTTTTGAGAGAAAAATAAATGGCTAATGCGTCAAAATACATAAAACCTAAATGGAATTTACATGATATAAATGATAATATTGAGTGGGATTTATTTGAGGGATATATAGTTGAATATAACGATATTTCAGGAATAGAAATTGAATATTACATAAGAGATGAATCAGTAGACCAAGATTATCTTTATGGTGAAGCAACTAATATTCGATATTTAACAGCAAAAACAACAAAGGCATTCAACGAAATGTGGGAAGAACCTATTGTAACAACAGGCTGGGGCCAATATTCGGAAGAAGGCATAACGTATTTATCTATGCCAAAGTTTACTTTCACAAGAGATGTTAGTGCTGGTTATTATCCTAAAATTGGTGACATAGTTAAATTTGCATATAACAGTCGTTCTTATGAAATAGCAATGGTACATCAAGAAGAAAAGATGTTTCAATTGAGCAGACTTGTATATTCATTTATGTTGAAACCTTATAGATATAGTGAAGAAAGTGAATCCAAGAAAAATATATCTTCAGACCTTGATTTAACTTTGACATCACCCATTACTGCGTATGGTGATAACCAAAATGTAGAAGAAGAAAGTGATAATATCTATGATTATAATGATGTAGATAGTTCAGTATATGGATTTTAATTATGAAAAAAATATGTAGTAAGTGTAAAATTGAAAAAAATTTGAATGAATTCGGGAAAGATAAAAATACAAAAGATGGATTACGATATATTTGCAAAGAATGTGCAAATGGATATAGTAAAAAACATTATAAAAACAATCTTGAATATTATGAAGAAAGAAATAAAAAATGGCAGAAAGAAAATCCCGAATATAATAAAAAATGGCGGGAAGATAATCCAGATTATGATAAAGAACGTTATGATAATAATCCTGAATATTTTAAAGAAAAAAGTAAAGAACGTTATGATAATAATCCTGAATATATTAAAAAATGGCAGAAAGAAAATCCTGAATCTCAAAAAAACTGGCGGGAAAATAATCCAGATTATGATAAAAACTATCGTAATTCCAAAACAAACTATAT